TTGTTGTGCCGTACAATACAGGTAGCTTAAACGGCGTGTCACTGCGCTTGCGAGCCGTGCAGGTCTTGGACCTTGCAGAGATGCAAGGCTCTGACGATCCGTTCGATACTGTGTCTGGTGGGTTTACATCCAGCATCACAGCTACACCGGCGGCAGCCGCGGATGATCCATTCGCAATGCCGGTCGCCACGCCATCATCAGCACATGCTGGTCTGGATGACGAAATCCCATTCTAAATAAAAGTATAGCCCGGCACAAAAGTGTCGGGCTATACGATAGATACTAGAACACCCCCCTGCTTGGAGTATGATGAAATGGTAGCCGACCTCAGCCGTGAAAGCAAGTTTCCAGCCGCTCTTTGGAGCGAGTTTGGTCACAGCATCATACGCAATCTTGAGCTAAAAAAGACTGCGCAGGGCGAGTATCACGGCCCATGCCCATCATGTGCTGGCACAGACAGGTTTTGGATTAAAGAGTTTCACGGCGAAGTTATGGTTAACTGCCGCAAGTGCAATGATTACAAATCAATTAAAGATAGACTTCGCGATATGTCATTGTGGCCACAGCCCGGACATACGCCGAAATTGGAGGTGGCAAGAGTTGACATTGATTGGCCAGAGCGTGACGCCATGAGCGACCACCCATACCTCGAGAAGAAAAAGATTAAGCTGCACAACGCCAAGGTTGACGGCGATACGCTGACAATCCCAATCATTGACGTGCGCGGCAGGCGCGTTGGCGCTCAGTTCATTGACGCTGACGGCAAGAAAAAGTTTTCTTATCAGCTACCCGTGATTGGCAACTTTAGTGTCATTGGTGGACCCATTCGAGACTTTGCATATGTTTCTGAGGGCTGGGCAACAGCCGCGACTGTGCATGAGGCCACGGGCAAGCCATGCGTGTTCGCTCTGAACGCAGGCAACATTCTAGCCGTGATCGACAACCTGCAACAAGCCAAGCCTGAAGCTGAGCTTGTTATTGCTGGCGACAATGACGATGCCGGGCGCAAAGAGTGCGAGCGTGCATTTTCTGAGCTTGGCGTTGAGTACATCCTGCCCGAAATTGAGGGCTGGGATTACTCCGACGTGTGGGTAAACCAAGGCCCGGCAGCGGCAAAGAAAGCATTGACCGTGCAGAGCGTCATGGACCAAATCTTCATGCCCGAAGACGCAATACCGCAACTCAGCCGAAACTATCTTGTGAAAGGCTGGCTTGGCGAGGGTCAGATGTCTGTGATCTACGGCCCGTCGAATGTGGGCAAGTCGTTCTTCGCCCTTGATCTCGCATGGCATATAGCTTGCGGGCAAGAGTGGAATGGCCACAAGGTAATTGGCGGATCAGTCTTATACCTTGCCACAGAGGGCGGCATGGCGTTCCACAACCGAGTTGTTGCGTTGAAGGCCAAGTATCCCGAGCATAAGAACGTGAAGCTGGCTGTGCGTCCGGCCCCTGTCAATTTGCTTGATGGCGAGGTTGACATGGCTGTGCTTGAGAAGCTGTGTCGTGAGGTGTCAAAGAAGCACGGTCAAGTGAAGTGCATATTTGTGGATACGTTGAGCCGGTCAATGGCTGGCGGCAACGAAAACTCGCCGGAGGATATGACAAAGTTCATTGGCAACTGCGATAAGCTGCGCGAGATAACAAGCGCACACTTGGACGTGGTTCACCACTCCGGCAAGGATAAAGCCGCTGGTGCGCGTGGCCACTCGAGTTTGCGGGCGGCGACCGATACAGAGATTGAGCTTGACCATGATGAGAACACTGGCCTGCGCATTGCTAGGGCTACAAAGCAACGTGACATGGAAACAGGCGCGACGTTCCAGTTCAAGCTAAACGTGGTTGACCTTGGGCTTGATGAGGACGGAGATAGCGTGACCACATGCACAGTTTTGCAGGCCACAGAGAGCGAGATTGAAGAGGCTAACAAGCCACGCATCAAAGGCAAGAACCAAGTCCTAATTCGCAAGGTGTTTACACAGTTGCGCGGTGAGGGCGTTGGTCAGCCAAACCCCGGAGGGGTTGGTTGGCCGGAGCCGAGAACGTATTGGGTTATCTCTGAGGAGACGCTGAAAGACCACTTCATAGGCAAGGTATCATCGGCAGCAAATCCACGCTCTACATATAAGCAAGCTGTGGATGCGCTTGTTGGTGCTGGTCACATGGTTTTGAACGACGGTCATGTGTGGTTCACTGATAACGAAGGCAAATGTAAAAACGTATAAGGAGGAAAGACATGGAAGATTGGATTGACTGCCCCGAGTGCGACGGCGAAGGCCAAGTCGAGCGGGATGTATGGGTTCGCCAAAGTTCAACTTGGCACGGCGACTTCGGCAGCCATATGGAAGATTGCGACGTTTGCGGCGGCATAGGCCAAATTGACCCCTTGGAGGAAGACGAATGAAATACGACCCAGAAGCCCTCACCCGCCACGTCCTTGCCTGCGCAGATCAAGGCATGTCGCAAATTGAAGCTGCTGAATTATTGCGCGTATCACCATCAACAATACATCGCATATGCTCAGCGGCAAACATAAAGCTAGAAAGGAAAAAACGTGAATACGGACCAAACTCAGATTATTATAAAAAGGCTCGAGAGAATAACGAGCATAATGCTGACGGAGCAGAAGACGGCGATGAGGCCAAACTTGAAGCAGCGGCTGGAAGAGCAGCAAGCGCTAATCGACGTGCTAAAGCGCGAGATGCAAAAGACGCCGCAGAGCGATTGCTTGCCAAGCTAGAAGGTGTCGCGGATGAGCATGAACGCTTTGAGATTACATACGGCCATTGCCTATGGGAGTTTGAGACGCTCATGTATCGCCAGCGTAAACGCGAGGCTCTGCCGTCTGGTCCGCGCAGGCCCACCACAATGGCCCCATCTATGCATCGCGCGGCTGAGGCGAGCAAGCAGCACAGCATTGACCAAGGCAACCGCCTGTTCTCGCTAATACCGTATGACCAGCGTGTGACTGCCGCAGAGGCCGCAGAGCTTCTGGGCGATAGCGTACCGCGCACGTCAAGCTATCTCAAGAAAATGTGGGAGGCTGACAAAATCTACCGAGTGCGTGACTTTGTTGAAGTGCCGGGCTACACGAAACGCCAATGGCGTTGGGTCTTTAGCAAGCGGCCTATCCAGCCGTTGAATAACTGTTTTGAGGATGAGCAATAATGGAAGATAAGGAAATGGAGCGCATGATAAACGCAGCGGGTCTGATTGGAGCTATCTTTGGCTTCGTCTCTGGCGCTGGCTTGATGGCTATGGTGGGTATTATATTTTAGTAATCGTGTGGGTGGCATGATGTTGGCACATTCGGTAACGCAAAACCAATAAACGGTTACGGTTGAGCCACCCACTCAAACTTTGTAATCAAACCCACACCGACCCGCAAGATACTATCTAAAGCTGTCGAGAGTTTTTTGCATCGAATGGCTTTCGTTTAGAAATTCCGACTCATATACATATGTTGTTGTCTTGGAGATTTCGTCGCCCCGGCGAAATACTACAGCATCCAGATCAACAGCGACAAAGGCGTAAACGTCTGACCGAGACCCGCTCTTTTTAACTGTGTGGAATTTGTACCTTCTGCCCACCCCATGCGTCTTGCTGGCGCTCTTTACCTGCAACGTGAGAGTGCGTTCATACATTTGTATATACGCGTCGTGGTCCCTGATCTGGCACAGGGTGCAGAGATAACCAGCAAGCGAAAGCCGGGCGAGTGCTAAATGCTCGCCCGCTCTGCCTACTGCCGCGCTGGCCTTCTGATCTTGGACGCGCAACTTAGCTAACCTAGCTAGACTAGGCCATTAGCCAAGTGTGGATTTTTTTGCTCTGGTTGCTTCGATCATCCAGCCCGTGATAACCGCCATTCACGCGGCGCGTTATGCGCTTGATGGCGTCATCCGTCACGCCCTCATCGGCAATCTTGAACAAGCCATTCTTCTCGAAAAACCACAGCGCAGTCTCAAATGCGTAGTCGTCGGCAACCAAGTCTGGGTCTGTCATAACCTTCGGCACGCCCATGTCAGACGCAAACGAGCGATAGTTGTTGCGCCCGGTGAGTTGGAGAAATCCACGGCCAATGTATAGGCTCGCCTGAGCTTCATTCTCGTTACCCATGCGGCCAGCGTAGACTTTGCCAGCAAGCCCGTTTGGGTTCTTGGCGTATGGTTCTGCATCTTCAACAGTTGGGAAGCGCGATGGCCACACAGCTTGTATGCGCTCTGGTGAGCTATAGTACAGGCTTTCACGGGTGCGCTTGAAGCCACCGCTTTCGTGTGACGCCTGCCCCATCAAGTGCGCGCCGCGCGCCGGGGATAGGTTAAAATACTTTGCGATTGCTCGCGCCGTATTCGGCCCAAACTCACCATCGGGAGTTGACCCGATTTTAGTTTGGAGACTAGACATTGCCTTGCTCATGCTGTTCTCGTTTTCTTTGCTGTCTTTTTCTTGGGCTTTTGGCCCTTGGCCACGGCAAGGTTGCTCCAAGCGTTTGGATATTTAACGCCCCTTTTAGCAGACATTGCTTTGGCCTTAGCCTTTTGTGCAGGTGTGAGCTTTGCCATTTCATTAAGTCCTCTTCGATTTAGTGCCGCTGCATTTCCAGCGCTTGCGTGAAAGATTTAACGGGCTGTTTGGATCAGCCGCGGCCTTTGGAAACTTCTTTTTCTGCGCGGCAGAGCGTGCGCAGTATGCGTCACCCTTGGACGTTCCGGGCTTGACGCGCGAGCCGCCACCCTTTGCCTTGCCAGCTTGACCGTAACTGACTTTACGTCCGCTGGATGTAACTTTAACTCGGGCTTTACCCTTCGATGGTGTCGCCATTATCTCTTCAACCCCTTTACTGTGCGTATGCCAAAGCTCGCCGCAATGCTTGCATACATTGCCCACTGGAACCACTGCGGCGCGGCGTCCAGATTAGCGAAGCCCTGAGCCATGTAAGGCTGTATGCCCGGTATAAAGCTACCCAGCACAATGGCTATAAAGGCCACTGTCCACGCCTCATCCTTCCACGAATTATTGCTGGCCTCAATCGCGGCTTGCTCCCAGCTTATCTCGCCAGTGGCGATTTTCATCTTGGTCTCAGCTTCGGCTTTTTTCACGGCAGTCTTGCCGTCGATGTAGCTTGCCGCAAGACCGCCGAGTGATCCGATTATCTGACCTATCATTGTCCCACCTCATACTCTACTTTTGAGCTTGAACCAGTGTTGGTCACGCTCGTTTTGGACTCCTTACCCATCCAGATGCCAAAGCAGCCTGTGAGAGCGCCCATACAGACGCTGACAAGCCCTGACTGGGCAACGCTGGGATCATCTAGCGACATAAACCAATGTACCGCCTGATAGGTCAGTACAGTGACCGCCAGCATCATCAGACGCGGCAGTATTTTCCAATCGTCTAAGACTGTGTGTGCCATTCTATTCCCCTTTTGCAATTTTAAAACATTGCAGATATTCGTTGTTCTTTGTTACCAATATAGACGCGCGGCGTAGATTGTCGGTGCAATCTTTCTCGCTACTATACTGGCCCACCTCAAAGTGTGTGACGTTAGTTTCAAGCTGGAACCATAGCAGCAACCACATCACCGTGCCTCATCCGCTAGAAGCGCCGCGAACCACAGCAAGCCGCCGCTGCCGATAACAAACACGATGCAGGCAACAGCAACAGTAATAAAGTAAAATATGCGGTCGCGTTTTGCCGCCTGCTCCTCAAGGGCTTTCTTCTGCCGCGCTCTGGCTGCGCCCATTTCGCGCTGGACTGTCTCCCACATTCCGGGCGGGCCATACAAACGGCAATGAGAGCGAAGAGTATCCATCGCCTCTTTGTGTTTTATTTTGGCGTTGGCAATGGCAAAGCCCTCTTCCTCCGTAGAGGTAAGCCTGCCCAGCGGGCCTTTGTGTCGGCCCTTTTCTGCTAAGTTTATATCAGCTTCGAGCTTTGCCAGCTTGCCAAATTGGGGGAGTATTGACCCAACGTCCTTCCCGGCCTGCACCGCAGAGCTAATGCTTCCAGATATTGTGCTGACTGCACTTGCGAGGGCTAAAACTTCAATCATGCTTCTGCGAACCTCACTGGGCAAATGTAGCGCGGTGGCACACTATACTTGCGGTCATACCACTGACCCTTGCTGATCTTCTTTTGGCCGCACTCGTAATAACAAGATTTAACCAAAACATTGCCTGCGCCCTGTATCCAAGCATGTCCGAAACTTACAAAGACCAGAGCGCACAGCATTTCACCGCTCCATTAAGCGATCTATTTTTTCTTCTAGGCGGTCAAACTTATTCATAATTTGAGAAAGAACCTCAGAACTGTCTGATTTTGTGACATATTCCTTGGCCATTTCTTCGCGAGTGCGGTTAAGCAAGATGCGGAGGCGATCTAGCTCTTCGCGTTGCGTCTTCAACCACCAGCCAATGCCAGCGATTACAACTCCAAAAAGTATATTCAAGATCGCGTCCATTTCCATTTTAGTAACTGCCTTCCCAGACCCGAAGGGCGCTAAACTCATTGCTTGCTAACTTACGTTTTAACACATCTTTGACGGCCTGTGTATCCGTCCAAGCAACTCCAGCCTCTTTCAGCCATACGGCCAACATAGCCATGTCAACATTGCCAACGTGCTTGTAGTCAGAACCAAAGCTATTCTTTGTCACCTCACGGGCCTGTGCCGCATCCTTGAGCATGTGAGACGCGTCAAAGGTGCGCTTGATAACCATGTTATCATCGGCGTCAAATGAGATATTTTCCGAGATTTTAGTCGATGTATTAATCATTGACCCAAGCCTCATTGATATGGATGGTTGACGGATTATCAGCCCGCAGAGTGCCATTTTCGTTGCGCGCACGTTTTTTCTTTGCCGGGGCTTTAGCCTTGGCCGCTGGCTTTTCAGCCTCAAGCGCACCAGAGCGGATTTCGTTTATTGCTTTTATTTCGTCAGCGGGAAGGTCAACCACGTCGCCTTTGAGAAACTTTCCGGCAGATGTAAATACATTTGCAACGGTCACTGTAGCTTTTGTCATATTGGTCTCCACTTAAAGTAAAATGGGGGCAGTCTCCCGCCCCCACTCTTTTAGATTATGAAGTTGTACAGTCGGCAATGATGCCGTTTGCAGCTTCATTTTTGGCGCAGAGTGTGAGTTCTGTCACAACTTGGCGAGTAGTGTTGTCGCCAGTTTTTGCCAATGCCACGTTTTTCGTGCCACGCAAGGAAGCAACTTCCCACATATCGTCCTGCATAACGAATACGTCACGCGAACGGTTCTCACGGCTCGGCATGAATTCTACGCTCCCCCATGGGGTTACATAAACTGCCAAGGATTTAACAACGCGCTCATCGCCAGCTTGTACGCTGGAACGCTGGTTGTTGTTACCAGTGAAGCCCAGAGCTACATTCATTTGGAATGCAGAGAGATACACTGTGTCTGGCTTACCACCAGCAACCCAGATTGACTGCATAACAGTGTCAAAGTTGGCTTGTGAGAAGGCAGCTTGTGTGCCGTCTGTACGGGCGTCTGTACCGTCGCCGGTTGGGTCTGCACCGCCGGAACCGGCAACAGTGTTTGTTGTCAACCAAGCTGGTGCGCCAGCAAGTTCACGCGCTGTTGTGGAGTTACCAGCTGCGCGAGCGTTGTTTGCAAACAAAGCCTTTTCGATGTCCAATTTTTGCTCTTTGGCAATCTTAAGTGTTTGATATGCAATCTCTTTTGCGCGACCTGCGTTATCAACATTATCGTCGGAGTCGGATACGACAACGGCGTTTTTGAAGATTTGCGTGTAGTTGCCCAAACGAGTTGTTGCTGCGCGAGCTTCGGCAGTAGTTGCGTCACCCTCAATGTGAGCGTTGGTAGTAGAAGCGCGAAGGCTATCTGTCTGCCACTCTACGAGAGTATTCTTTGCGGCCTTTTTAGCAGCTTTGCTGTAAAATGGCGTTTCCTCTGGCGAAATGTTGTGGATAACATTGCTGAGGTCTTCACGGATACCCACGGAATCATAGGTATCAAATGTGTTGGTTGGCTGTGCCATTAGTGTGTCCTTTCAAAGACTTACTGATTTAAGATCAGGCTCAATGCGTCTTCCATAGAGCCAGTTTTCTGCAAGCGCTGTTGCGCTTTTTTACGAGTTGCAGCGTTGCTATCAACACGCTTCTTTGCACCAGCTTTCACCACAGGCCGGGCTTTCTCACCCTTGGACTGCGTTGACTTGCGCTTAGCCACCAGATCACGATATTTACGGGCGTCATTTAGCGCTCGGATATATCTTGCATCTGACACGGCAGACATTTCTTCCGCCGTAAAGCCGTATTCCATGCCAACATTCATCAGATCACCCTTCAACTTCTCACCCTTTTCGGGGTCAGCAATCTCAGGGATATATTGCTTCAAAACTTCAGCCTGCTCTTGCAGATACGACTGATGCGCCTGCG